AACCGCAAACGACTTTAGAAAAGTCGGTCTCATTCGTGATCCTTATTCATACGGCACAACAGTTCGCCATACAGGAACTAACGTAAGACAAACATATAGATATACAATACCATCACCAACAACAAATTATGCTGTTGATGAGACAATCACGATTGGAAGTAATACTGCTACAGTTGTTGAATGGGACGCAACAAATAAGTATTTGTATACAACAAAACCTCTACCAAAAGATTTTGCAAATGCTACATACGCCGTTGGCGGAACTTCAGCGGCCAACGGTTTAATTACGGCGATAAATAATCCAGGAATTCAACCATATTCAGGTGATATCATTTATACTGAACATAGAAGTCCAATCTCTAGAGCGTCAGACCAAATTGAAGATGTAAAATTAATTATTCAGTTTTAATTAAACTCGGAAACGTAAAATATGGCTAATACAAATCCAGGTGGGCTGAATTTAAACGTCAGCCCATACTATGATGATTATGACGAAGATAAAAAATTTGTAAGAGTTCTTTATGTTCCTGGGCGAGCAGTTCAAGCCCGTGAACTTTCACAATCGCAAACACTTCAGCAAAAGCAAATCGAAAGATTTGCTAATTACTTTTTCAAACAAGGTTCTATTGTTGACGGATGTGAACAAACTATCGATTTGTCAATGCAGTATGTCAAACTTCAATCCACATATAATTCTGTGGAAGTTGACGTTACAGATTTTGAGTTGAAAGAAATTGTCGGCGCAAATACTGGTATAAAAGCTTATGTTGGCATCGTTTCCGATTTAGAAGATACTGATCCCAAAACATTATTCATTAATTACTTAACAGCAGGTGCAGTTTTACTCACAGTAAATACTGCACCATCAACACTTACTGTCGGAAATACAATCACATTTTCAACAGGAAATACTGCAACAATCAGATCGTGGGTAACTGATCCTCTTAGTTCTGGTATAACACTTTATGTTGCAAACGTAACGGGCACATTAACAACTACAACGGCCAATACTTATCTTAGCGACGGTAGTCTACAAACTTTAAACGTTACAGGAATTACCGATAAAAGATCATCCATTATATTTGAAAATTCAGAATTACTTTTTACAGCAAACACAACGTCAAGATTTTATGCAAACTCTGCAATATCTGAAGCTACACAGTATACAGAAGATGCTGGATTGTCAACGGAAAAAGTATATACAAAAGGATCAAAAGTCACCATAGGTGATGGTGTTGTTTATATCGCAGACCATTTTGTTAAAAATTCATCACAGACGTTAATTTTAGACAAGTATAAAAATATACCATCCTATAAAATAGGATTTGTTCCTGTAAAAAGTTATGTAGATTATCTTGGAGATACGTCACTTGTTGATAACGCAGCAGGCACACCCAACTATCAAGCGCCTGGTGCTGATAGACTTAAAATAGATACAAGTCTAACTAAAGTTGCTTTAAATGCAACAACAGATGAAAATGAATTTATTGCTATTTTAGAAGTTGAAAGCGGTATCATTAAAAAGAAAAAGAGCACTCAAATAGAGAGTAAACTCGAAGAGGCCGTAGCAAAAAGAACATTTGAGGAGTCTGGCAATTATACGCTTTCAGATACGAGATTAAATGTCCGTGAACACTTGTCACAATCAGGAAACGGTGGTAGATATACAGCATTAGAGAGTGGTAACAGCAGTTTACTGTTTGTTGAAGTGGATCCATTCACATCATATGTGAGTGGGTATAGAAATGAATTTTTAGTAAAGCAAGGAATTAATTTAGAAAAAGGTTTGTTCACACAATCTGAAGTGCAAATCAAAACGCAAATCAATACAGGAAACTATGTTGAAGTGAAGGAGCTTGTAGGCTCTTGGGATTTCATGGAAGCAACTTCAATTGATTTGTATGATACAGCACAAAAAGTTATTAGCAATAATTCGTTTTCTACTGCAACTGTAACAGGCACAAGTATAGGCACTGCAAAAGTTAGAGCGATTGAATATGTAAGTGGTAACGTAGGCACAGCGGATGCGAGATATTATTTGTATCTTTTTGATGTTGTCATGAATTCTGGCAAAATCTTTTCAGATGTTAGAGCTGTTTATGATTCAGCAACGCCTAAACGATTTGCTGACATTGTTTTGGATTCAAACGGAAATGCAATTTTACAAGAACAATCTTATGATCGTGCAATTTTTCAGTTGCCTTATAATGCAATAAAAACTTTGCGTGATACTGGCGGAAACGTTCAAAACGGTTATAGATTCAAAAAAGATTTTTCAGTTACGTTTACAGGCGGAATTGCTACAATTTCAACAACAGATTCAACTGAAACTTTTGTCGGCACCGGATCATTATCAACAGCACAGAAAAATGAAAACTATCTTGTCTTTATCAACAATTCTGGAGCAAACGTTGAAACGTCAACATTAACTGGCACAGTTACTATATCGGCAGCATCAACTAATGTTGTGGGTAGTGGTACATCATTTACGACACAATTAAATGTCGGCGACTTAATTAAAGTAAATAGTCTTACAAGAAAAGTTGCATCTATTACCAATACATCATTTTTAACACTTGATAGCGCACATACAACAGGCGCATCAGCAAATACGTTTACTAAAATTCTTCCTACAGGAACGCCCATTTACTTAGGCGGAAATGGAGGAACAGGCTCAACCAGAACAGTTTCGGTTTCTTCTCCAGGAACACTTCAGATCGATATCAAAGAAAATGCAACATTTACTGCTAGAGTTGTTGCTACAATGGATAGAGCAGAAGCTAGAGAAATGACGAAGATTCTAAATTATTCTGCCAATACAAATTTAAATCCTAGCACACATCCGAATGGTTTAGTTGGCCCATATAATCTCGGTAGAGCCGATGTTTATCAACTTCGTGGAATTTATCAGGCAGCTAATTTTTCAGCAAATGCCACAACATCTGACACAAACGTAACGTCAAATTATATATTTAATAATGGTCAACGTGATAACAGCTATGAACATGCTACAATCACACCAAAAGTTGGTGTAGTTCCTACAGGCCGTTTACATGTCGTTTATGATTTCTTTACACATGACACAACACAAGGCGTTGGTTATCTATCGGTCGATTCTTATCCCGTAAACGATTCTGTAGCATCCAATACAACAATTACGACAGCATCAATACCAAAATATGTAAGCGTAAGAACTGGCGCAACTTTCGATTTAAGAAACTGTTTAGATTTTAGACCTATCAAAACGTCAAATACAGCATTGAACCCATCAGATCCAGGCACATTTCAAGTTGCAACAGGAGGAATTCACATTCCTACGCCTGGTTCAGATTTTCAGTCTGATCTTATTTTCTACAAAGGAAGAAAAAGTAAACTGTATTTGGATCAAAAAGGCACACTGAATTTTAATGACGGTTCACCTGGATATCCAAATCCTCTTTCACCGCCTTCCATTCCCGATGGAATGGACATTGCAGAGTTAACTATTCCTCCATATCCATCATTACCATCTGAGATTAATATTCGTTTGATGAAAAACAAACGATATACAATGAAAGATATTGGTAAAATTGAAGAGAGAGTAAATAAACTTGAATATTATACAGCATTAAGTTTGCTTGAGAAACAAGCGACAGATAAAGTTATTTTAGACGATGATGGATTAGATAGATTTAAGAATGGTATTATAGTTGATGCGTTTACAGGATCATCAATCGCTGACGTATCATCAAATTCTTATAGCGCAGCAATTAATCGTGATGAAAAATATGCTACAGCATATGCTAATAATGAAAATCAAATTAAAATTTCATATACATCTACAGGATCTTCAGGTGTAGTAAGAACTTCAGGCAATAAGATTATGCTTTCTTATAGTGAAGAAACATTTATCGATCAGCCTTATGCATCTACGCCAATCAATCTTGCACAAGAATTGACATGGACGTGGGTTGGTGATGTTGAAGTTTTACCTCCAACAGATAACTGGTTAAGTACAACCAGAGATACATCAAACAATTTGGTTATTGACAATTCTGGAGAAGCTGATAATTGGAGACGGTTAGCAAATGCATGGAATACTGAAGTTGCTCCTTTAAATAGACACTGGGTAGGAGAGACAACCTCAGCAACAACTAGAAGTAGCGAGTGGCAATTTGAAAGTTCTACAAATCAATCTGTGACTTGGGGTATTTTTGATGTAACTAGAACGGTAACACAAAATATCCAGAGAGAGTTTATTCAAGACGCTCAAGTTACTACTGGGCCATCCACAACAAGGGCTACTGCTGATCGTGTTGTAGATATATCTATAGCGCATAACATGAGAAGCCGTGATTTTATTTTTCAAGCAACAGGTATGAAATCTGGCGCAAGATTGTATGCATTTTTTGATGGTGTTGATGTAACTGCAAATTGCAAACAAATTAGAATACCTACAGGAAAAACGCTGCAAAATTTATTTGATGCTATGAATAATGACGGTAAAATTCCAGCATCATCAAATAACACCAATTATGTGCTAGTTTCCAATGGTTCTATGCGTGTCAATGAGGATCATACAATTTTAGGTGTATTTACTGTACCAGCAAACACTTTTAACGTTGGAACTAGGGAGTTCAAATTAACTGATAGTCCAACAAATTCTGATGGCAGCACAACAACATACGCAAAAGAATCTATTCAAGCATTAGGTATATCTCAAACCAAGAGTACAACATCAATAAACACCAGACCCATAAGTGTAAGTTTTGATAGTCCGAATTTAAGAACATTTACCGGTAGACAACAAGTAACTTCAACAAGCAGTTCTGTTGTTAATGCTGTAAGAACAGGAACAATTACACAGGTTTTTGATCCACCGCCACCACCAAGATTTGATCCAGTAGGACAAAGTTTTTATATCGATGAGGCGTTATATCCTGATGGTATTTACATCACATCTTTAGATTTATATTTTAAAACTAAATCTAGAGATAATGCACTAGGAGTTACACTAGAAATTCGTGAAATGGAAAACGGATTTCCAACTCGTAAAGTCATAGGTGGTGAAAGAGCTAGAGTTCTTTCTTCAGCAATTTCAATAAGTGAAGATGCATCATCTGCCACAACATTCACTTTCTCAAATCCAATTTATCTATTGCCTGATTCTGAGTATTGCTTCGTAGCAAAGCCTGACGGCAATTCGGATGAGTTTCAAATTTGGACTGCTGAATTGGGGCAGATAGATATTACAAATAGTGATGTTAGCGTGAGAATTGATAAGAACAATGCTTTGATTGCAGGTGTTCTTTTTACAAGTTCAAATGATTACACATGGAGTGCGAAACAAAATCTTGACGTAAAATTTAAGATGAGAATTGCAGCATTTTCATCTACAGGAACCGCAGCTTTTATCAATGCTCCAATCAGCGGAAATAATGTCACTTATACAGCATTTCAAACAAATATTGAAGATTTGGTGCCATCTCAAACTTCAATTGATTATCAGGTACGGACTGCTGATAGCACATACACAACCGATGATTATTTTACAGTTAAAAATTTAGAACGTATTGTTTTATCTTCACAAAAACAAATTTCAAATACAATCAATGAAACTGCTGAATCATTTAATTCATTTGGTGTATTGGCGCAACTAACATCGTCAAGTAGATATATTAGCCCATACATTGACATCACACGAGGCAACGTTGCGCTTGAAGATTTAGTTATTAATAATTCAACATCAACATCGGTTACTGGAACGGTAACATATTCAGCGGGATCAAATGTTGTTGTTGGAACTGCTACAGCATTTAACACTCAAATTTCTCCGGGCCAATACGCAAAATTTGGTGATCAATATAGACTCGTTGCGAATGTTGTGAATGCTACATACATGACAGTCGCTACAAATTTTATAGAATCAAACAGTTCAAGTCAATTGATTACAATTAAAAATGAAGAAAATCCTGGGCTTCCTTATACATCTGAAAGTCGGTATATCACACGACGAATTGCTCTGAATGATGGTTTTGAGGCAAATGATTTAAATGTTTATATTGATGTGAACAGGCCTGCAGGAACAGACATTAAAGTTTATTATAAAATATTAAACGAAAATGATAATGATAATTTTGATGATAAGTTCTATCAAGAAATGACTTTGAGTGGAACTAAAATATTTAATCAAAATTCAAAAATTTATAGTGAAGAAAGATATGTTATGCCTACATCAATTAAAACTGGCGGTAATTTGCTTTTATCTGGTAATGTTTTAGTATCAAGTTCAAATACAAATGTTGTAGGAACTTCAACAAGATTCTTAGAAGAAGTTAAAATAGGAGACACAATTGCTGTTGGAACAAGTCGTATTGAAAGGGTCGTTTCATCGATTTCAAATAATACATTCTTGTCCGTTGAAAGTGTATTTCCTTCTTCGAATAGTGGTTTAGATGCATTCTTAGTTTTGAACAATGCAATTCAATATACAACGCCTGATAATAGAACGTTTACAGGATTTAAATATTGTTCAGTTAAGATTGTGTTTTTATCAGACAATGACTCATTTGCACCTAGAATCAAAAATCTAAAGGCGATTGCACTAGCATGAAATATCAAGTAGAAAAAATTAAAATGAAAGAAGTTGTCGGCGGCTTCACTGAAAGGGACGTGAACTCTAAAGCACTTTTAAATACTGATGTTGATTCGCTTTTAAAATATAAAATTCAAAAACGAAAAATGAGCAATAATACAGAAATAGAAAAAATGCGTGATGAAGTTGCAACTTTAAAAAATGAAATGTGTGAAATAAAAGAATTATTACTAATCTTAGTCAAGAGTAAATAATAATGGCAATCGCAAACGTAGCTTTATCGAACACATTTAATCAATTTCGCTCAACGACAAATGATGTAATTGCTCAAGTCAATGAGCTGTATGCTGTCACAGGAGTTACACCAGGAACTTATGGCAGTTCAATATTAGTTCCTGTCATTACCGTAACTAATCAAGGTAGAGTTACCAGCATAGCAAATGTATCAGTGGGTGGTGTTGGTCAATTTAATTATCACACAGGTAATGCAAATTTTCAGATTATAACTTCAAGCGGAACTTCATTTCTCGCTAGCATCGGGCAGCGCCTAGACACATCCGCAAACGTCATATTTAATAATTTAACCGCCACAGGAAACGTAACATTTACAGGAAACGTTACTTCAGTAACAGCAAACAATCTCGTCGTTCAAGATAATCTTATTCAAATTGGAAAAAATAATGATACTGATGTTGTAGACTTAGGATTTATCGGCCACTATAAGAGAACGTCCGACAATGTAAATGCCCATGCAGGTTTGTTTAGAGATGCTTCAGATGGCATCTGGAAGTTTTTTGATAATTATCCAATTGAACCTGGCACAAATACAAACATTGACACGGCTAATAGTCAATTTAGAATTGCAAATCTTACAGCGCACAACATTACATCAAACGGCATATTTTACGGTGTGGGTTCGGGGCTAACAACACTGAATGCATCAAACGTTTCAAGTGGAACACTTTCTAATGCTAGAACAACAGCATCATCTTCTAACGGTGCATCGACGATTGTTGCTAGAGATGCTTCAGGATCATTCACAGCAAATAATATTACAGTCACAGATTTAAATTCTACTTCAGATATTAGACTTAAAGATAATGTAATCGAAATTGATAATGCATTAGAAACGATAACAAAATTGTCTGGAATTAAATTTAACTGGAAAGATACGGGGAAGATAAGTTACGGCCTATCAGCACAAGATGTAGAGAAAATTATACCTGACATTGTAATGACAAGAAATGATGGTAATAAAGGCATTAACTATCTAAACATTATAGCATTTTTAATTGAATCTATCAAAGCTTTAAACGAACAGATAGAAAAATTAAAATCACATAAATAAACAAAAAGCCGAGTTCTAAGAAAAGGAGCGACGATGGCAATCAAAGTAGGCGGTTGTACCGTCATCAATGATACCAAATGTTTGACCAATATTTGTTCAGTGGGACTAGTCTGCGGTAACGAAGGCACCGCAGGTCAATATTTAAAATCTCAAGGTCCAGGGCAACCAACTGTTTGGGATAGTATATCCAACGCAAGTTTTTCCACTACAGCAACGATAGTTTCGTATCCATACGAAAATCGTGGAATTCTTAGAACACTTACAACTGCCAATGATGGCACGACAGCTTTTATTGAAGATTTAGGATATTTTAAATTTAGTTTAGGCGTAATAGACACTGACGATGATGAAACATCTTTTGTTATTGCCGAAATTGGAACTTGGGTATTAACTGCTCCCACATGGGAAACAACTAGAGCATACACAGAATTTGAAAGAGTAGGTAGAAATTATACTGTTTTAGTTGACAATTCAATTGGATGTTTTGTTACAAATCCTGTGTGTCAGAATGTAAATATTCCTGGTGCAGCACCTAATGATTTTTATCAAATTCAAGCATATTGTGGATGTGCTTATGTAGGAGAAATTAGAGCAAATTATAATAATGCTACAGGATGTGTAATGTTGATTGGATCAATACCCCGTGTAAATTCAACTTCAGCTTGCGGTAATTTTTCTAGCGTCTGTAAATGGCTAGTATATGTTCAAAAAGCATAAATAAAAAAATAATTAAAGAAAGGAAATTCCATGCCGTTAGTTAGAGGATTACGACTACTAAACTCACTTGAATCAGGTAATATTTCAGGCACATGTTTAGAAACTTTGATGACATGTCCGGCAAGACAAAATGATTTCATTAGCATATTGCAATCTCCTGGATTTGCTTGTCTCGCAGCATCTTCAAACGCATCTACTTACGCAGTCACTCGGTCAAACACTGCATTAAATACACTAGGTCAAAGCACAATCGGTGCATGTATTTACTATTCGACGCCTGCGTTTGCAAATAACTTTGCGTATTCAGGTAATGCTTTTAATAACTTTTTGACAAGTAATGACACACTAAAGCATTTTGCAAATTCAGATTTAACAATGTCTTGCGCTTTCGCAACTGGAACGTCATTCATTCAATGTGTTGTAGCATCAAATACTAATTTGTCAAGAATGTTTGTTTGTCCAATTACGACATGCTGTATCTTTAGAAATCCATCTGCAATGGCAAGTTTAGCTAACAATTCTAACATTGTGGCATATTTGTTTTCTGATCCAACTGCGTCAGCTTGTTTTACCACATACGGCGGTGCGACTGCGATATGTAATGCATTTGCAGGAACTGCTTATGTCAATTATATTTTACAGCCTGGAGTTACATGTTCAATATTTGCTGATCCTTGTATAGGTCCCTATGCATTTACTCAAGCAAGTTCAGCAAATTCATTCATAAGAAACGTTTGTGCATATACTGCTTTAGTTAATTTGCCTGCTTGCTGTGCTCTAGGCACTAGCTGCACTTTCACATGTTTTGCTAATTCTACATACGGAATTCCTTGTGCAACAACAGAATATATTAGTGGTAACACAGGATTTATTAATGAGGTTTTCAATTTGAATTCTTGCGCTCAATTGGGCGCTTTAACAACGTGCAATGCGTCTTTTATTCGATGCTATTATCGTGCGACAACTCCATTTAATGATAAATTTAGTTGTTTTTGGAATACTGCAAGTTCAGGCGCAGCATCAGCTTTTTCTAGTTTTGACTTAAATAGTATCTCCGTAGATAGTTTAGGAATTAGAACTCCATGTCTTGAATCGTTTTTAACTCCTGCTGAATCTATATATTATGCTTGTGTCTGGTGTCAATATAAAGATTCTGTATCATCATCGAACAACGGAAATTTCATTTTGGTTGGCGGCGGATATACAGTTCCTGGTAATGTGCCCCTTTACAGCAGTGGTGGAACACCACTGTGTCTGTGTATTGAAACAGCAAACTATTGTACAGCAGTTCATGATACTGTAAAAACAAATGGTTTTTGTGTGTGTTGCCCAGGAATGATGTACTCAAATAATGATGGTTGTATATTTTACAGAGTTCCTGGATTCTGTATTCCCAACACGTTCTTCACATGTGTATGCTGTGATGGATTTTTATATAATGCATGTACCGCAGGCCAATGCGGAAAAGTTGAAATTCAATGGGCTTTGGGTGGATTTACATGCGAAGGATCAATTTGGCAGGGTTTTAGAATTAATAATCTTTGCTGTAAGAGTCACGGCGTTTGGGGATATGCGTGTGCTACCGTTCAAGCAAATAATACGCCCGGTGCATGGACAGTTTGTTTAGGATCATTTCCGTTTTATTTTACAACATTCTGCTGCGGATACTTTTCAGGTATCGGTGGAGATTGTGTGACTACAAATTTTACAGGCGCAGGCTTATTTAATGCAGGATATTCAAATGGTCCTGGCAATTGTTACTATCGGGGAGCACATATACCAAGATTTGTTATAGGAAAAATGACTGGTTCCGCTAACACATGTGCATTTTGTTTAGTTGGAGCCAATTCTAGATGTAACTGTAATCCTTTTACACAAGTGTTAAGAGGTGTCTGTGTGGATGCATGTTTTGCGTGCTGCTGTGCTTTAAATAATCCTTTTTGGTGCATTATGTCATGTTTTCAGGATCGTGTGAACTTATGTTCAAAAATGCCTGTGATAAGTTTTATGACATGTGTCTACGGATGCCCTAATAATATTAGAGCATGGATGCTTCAGCTTCATGATTTGTGCTATACAGCCTGCGGAACGTATGTTTACAATGTTACTCAATGCCAGCCGTTTGATGTTGTAGGCTATCACGCCCATTGTAATCTTATAGAGTGGAATAACGGTTCTCCTAGGAATTGTAATTTATCTCATGCAGACAATACTATTTTAACTATTGGCGCAGTTATACCTCTCGCAAATACAGTATTGTATGTGTCATCGTGGACAGCTTATTGCGTATGTATTGAACCTGGTACACCTACTTACTTCTGTTATCATTGCAGTCCTATGTTATGTATGTTGAGAGCGCAATGTAGTAATTTTACTTGGGGAAATTGTACAACGTGTTCTCCTGATGCCTATTGTACATTTTTAAGTGTGACTTGCGGCCGGGCCTATAATATGTTTAATAGTAGCAGATATACTCCTGCTTGTAGTTATTTTGACTGCTATTCTTCTACTACATACAATAATACTTCATTGCCATTGTTTGGTGCGGGGTATTTGCCGGCAAGCTACGGACCCTGCTACTTTATGTCTTATGAAGGTTCCTGTATAACCGGTTGCTGTCTAGATCAGGGTTATTCCGTAATATTAAACGCAAATAATAATACATTTGTTGCGACTTTGATGCATCATTATTGTCAATATTCAAGTAGTGGTAGTTTTGCACCGCAAATATTATATAATTATCCAACGGACGGAAGCAACGCAAACACGATATACGGAAGAGCAGATTGCGCTGGAGCAGTAGCAGCAGCATGTAGTTATTATTGCTGCCTTAATACATGTGGACCAAGAAACTTTTGTAATATTTTACTTACGGGACTTTGTAGCCCGCGATTGGCTGTTACTAGTCCCACCTTTGGGATGACATGTTGCGCGAATTTCTTAAGAGATAGAATTCCTGGTTGTCCTATGCCGGCATTTTGCAATTCATTTTACACTCTTTGTGCTAGAAGTGATGCAATCGCTATAGCAGGCTGGCCGTGTGCGGTTGTATATGGAGGCAATTACGGTGCACCGTGGGGCGCTAATACTTCAGCAGGCACGACAATAACATGTACAGATTTTTATTGTTATAATTCGGTGGGATGTCTTTTATGTTTGGGAGCAAATCCTGCGTCTCCTAGTTCTGCTGATGATTTTGGTCGATGTTCATTTCGAGGCGGATCTTATGGATGGACATGTAAAGTTCTTTGCAATCCAAGGTTGTTTTCGTTTTGTACACTTGGCACTAGCCATACAATATCGCCGCTTGCGCCAAGATTCGTATGCACTGCAAATTCAATGCCTAGCATTGCATTTGGGCATTTGTTGTGCGGTTCCGGATTCTATGCAAACGGAGCAACATATACAACATGTACATTTAAACTAAGATTTATTGATATGTTCTAAAAGATAAACCATATGAAACTTATCATATCAAATAATCGTGTAATTGCAACTTTAACTGACCAATATGATGGTCCTCATGAGTGGATTTTTGCTCCTGAAGATTTTGATGATTCTAGAGCATTTGATTATATCGTTGATCAAAATGGAAATTTAACACTACCTGCTCCACCTGAAGTTGAGCAGGTAGAAATTCCAGAAAAAACTTTATTGGAAATTTTAGAATCTGCTGTTGAAGCTAGATTGGATTTTTTTGCAAAAACACGAGGATACAGTAGTATAGGTATCGCTACAACATATATCAATTCAATCATTGATGCATATAAAAATGAAGCTGAATATGCAATACAAATTAGAGATGACACCTGGGTGAAGTTTTATGAAATTATGAACGATGAAAGCAGAGATCCTCCTGTTGAGAGTTTTTCTGATATAGTGGCTGAATTGCCTGTTTTAGCATGGCCTGAAATTGAAGTCTCAAACACTGAAGTCTCAAACACTGAAGTCTCAAACACTGAAGTCTCAAACACTGAAGTCTCAAACACTGAAGTCTCAAACACCGAAGTCTCAAACAGCGAAAATATTATTATAGTTTCCAACACCGAAATCGCAAACACTTGACTTTTTGACAAATATATAGTACAGTAGCTTGAACGCTATATTATTCACTCTTTTGAAGGAATTATGCTCATATGAGAAAAATTATTTTTATCGATGGTGGCGCTGGTAGAGCGATTGCAGCAATACCAGCATTAGAAAAATTAGTAAAGAATAGCAAAAACAAAGACGATATTCGGATTGTTATTTTTGGTTGGGACAACTTAGTGTGGGGAAACACACTTCTTCAAGACATTACATACAATGCTGATACAAAAGGTATCTTTGATGGTTTCATTAAAGATGCTGATGAAACCATTTCACCTGAACCCTACAGATTACCTGCGTACTACAATCAAAAGTGCTCACTAGCTGAAGCGTTTGATGCTTTAATCAATAATACTACAGATCATTCAGACTTGCCTCCTGTTAAATTGTATGTGAGCAAAGCGGAAGAAAAGAATGCAGTAAATTTGATTGCAGATGTGAAGTCACAACAAAAGAAAGAAAAAACGATTGTCATTCAACCTTACGGAAGAAGTGCAAGAGTTGATAGAAATGATATCATTGATGATAGTTCAAGAGGTCTTGATTCACATGCATACCTAAGACTCGTCAGAAAACTTTCTACAAAATATAATCTTATACTTTTTGCAGAGAAGCCTTTCTGGCAGCAAGATGATACATTCACATTTAAACCTGAAATGGATTTGAGAATGTGGTCAGCAGTGATTGAAGCTTGCGATTATTTCGTAGGATGTGATTCAGTCGGTCAACACATGGCTAGAGCATTCAATAAACCGGGCACAGTTTTTATTGGATCAACTTATACAATTAATGTGTCATATCCTGATTGGTTTAATATGTACGAAAAACCAGGAGCAGAAAGAAAGTATTCTCCTATTCGTGTTTGTGGGCTTGATTCACATTTAGCAGATCGGTACAATGATAAATGTATGGATCTAACTGATAAAGACATAGATGATTTGTTTATGTCAATTGTTAAAGATATAGAAAAAAAGGTGGGTAAATAATGAAATTTAATATTCTAGGCATTAATCCTGGGCATAATGGATCAGCAGCACTTATCTCTGATGGTGAAGTTGTATTCTACGTTGAGGAAGAAAGATTAACAAGAATGAAGTATGATGGCAATCCATTCCGTGGAATGCTGGAAGTTTTAAAACATTGGCATGTTGACGTTCTAGTTATTGCGGGAACAGGGCAAGAAGAGCATAGACTTCCATGGACAGGTGAAGACGCTTACTCAGCTTTAGTAAGAAAATTTAATCCTGCTGTTCGTGTGATTAGACTAGGGCATGAACATCATCTAGGCCATGCAGCAGGCGCATTTTACAATTCAGGTTTTGATAAAGCAATCGCTCTAGTTGTAGATGGTGCAGGATCATTAAAGACTGAAAAAATCAATGAGCAAATGGAAATTCAAGGATTTGAAGCTGAATCTGTTTGGTTATGTGAATATCCAGGAAAATTTTCGCTTATTCATAAAGCTTACGGAAACAATTCTGGTCAAAAGTTTGACACTGGTGCATTTTCTTTTGACAGTGCGGTAACAATTACTAAAGCATACGAAGCAGTATCACAATACTTAGGATTTGGCTTTATTGAAGCAGGTAAAACGATGGGATTAGCACCGTACGGTAGAAAAGATGATAATATTCCGTCACTATTCTTAGGAAATCGTGGTTCTAAAGATGTTTTCTTGCCGTCATATCCTGCTGGTGCGTATGTAGATCAATTTAGAATCAAATATCTTGCACAAAATAAAGATCCAAAAGATTGGCATAGAAGCCCAGAAAAACTTACTGATGTTGAAAAGAATTTAGCATGGCAAATTCAACACGACACTCAAAAGCTTGTCGGTGATTATGTTGAGAATGCATTACGTACTGTTCCTGATGTGACAAATGTCGTATTTGCAGGCGGGTATGGTTTAAATTGCGTAGCAAATTATTATCTCGTTAAAAGATTTCCTCATATTAATTTCTACGTTGATCCAATTGCACACGATGGCGGAACATCAATTGGTGTGGCGAAGTTAATTTGGCACACTGAGCGTGAAGATGAAACAATTCGCCCTCAAACAAGCATCTACTACGGTCCAGAATATTCGGCGGATGAATTGAAGGCTGTATTAGATAAAAATTCAAACAAAATTGCTACAAAATCTGTCACGAAACATGAGATTGCACAGATGATTGCTGATCGAAATATTGTATCAATCTTTCAGGGTCGCTCTGAAGCAGGTCCTCGTGCATTAGGTAATAGGTCCATTCTATATGATCCACGTGATCCTGATGGTAAAGAAACTGTAAATACCGTTAAGGGCCGTGAATGGTTTAGACCGTTTGCAGGATCATGTCTTGTAGAAGACGCAAATGATTGGTTCGACATGGCAGGAATGAAAGAATCGCCATTCATGATGTATGCTGTAAATGTCGCAGCAGATAAAGTGCATGAGATTCCTAATATTACGCATGTAGATGAAACATGTAGAGTTCAAACAGTATCCGAAGAATCTAATAAACATTACTACGAATTAATTAAAGAGTTTAAGAATATCACTGGTGTTCCTGTATTGTTCAATACATCATTCAATCTTGCTGGAGATCCTCTTGTAGAAACACTTGACGATGCTCTAGACACTTTATATCGATCTAAATTAAAGTATTTGTATTTGCCTGAGTTGAGCCTTCTCGTTGAGAAGACTATTGAAGATCCTAAAGATGAGAAGATTGTAATTAATACGACAAATGATATGATAGAAATGTAAAAGAAAGCCCGCTTTTAAAAGCGGGCTTTTCTATTCTAGACTGTTTGCAAATTCTAGTAAATTACTATAAGTTTTAACTTTATTTTTTAGTTCTTTATTTGCAAATGAATCAAGCTTAGTTTGAGTATCTGAAAAATTGCCTGTTTGAATTAGAATAGGCTTCACATTCATTGTATCAGCTATTTTCAAATTATAAATTTTATCGCCGACAAAATATCCATTTTTAAATGATAGGCGCATGTCATTTTCAGCTTTCTTTAGCATTCCTGTATTGGGCATAGCATATATATCTTCTTTCATGTTTGTTGTAGCATATAGCATACCATCTATAGTGAAGATGCCAGCTTGGCCGAAAATGTTCATAAGTTGCTGATTAATTACATCAACATTTTGCTGAGTCATTTTTCTTTGGCCGATCAAAGGCTCATTGAAAAATATAACCAATTTATAACCCTTTAGTCTAATTGTTCTAATACCTTCTAAAGAGCCTGGAATAATTCTAATGTCATTTGGAGTTAGAATAGATTGAGTATCATCCATAAATACTCCACGATCTATACCAATTGTTTCTTTAGGAAAGAATGTTGGCCAGTTCGCAGGAGACATCTGTTGAGACATTCCATATGATTGAGGCATTTGAGGTTGACCATATGAAACTGGTTGATTATAATCTGGAACAGTATATGGTTGTTGAAATGGTTGCTGTTGTTGAGGAACTGAATTTGTATAGTTCCCGGTACTTCTTTCTACTGAAAATCTACCACCCATAATAACTCCTTTTTTTCAATGGACACTGCATTATATATGTTCTAATTATAAATAGTCAAGTTCTATTTTGAGGAAAAGCAATGGCTAAACCTGTCGCCAGAGAAGAATTCAAAGAGCATTGTTTACGCAGACTAGGCAAACCCGTTCTAGAAATTAATGTTGATGATGACCAAGTTGAAGATCGAATTGATGAAGCGTTAGCGTATTATCACTCATGATACCTTGATGTACTGCATCAACTTGATTTGTAGTTTGTAATTTTTTATGAATCCCCGCTTGATTTGTGAGAATCATCAGACGATGACCTTTCAAACGAATCATACGAATCGCGTCAAGGCTACCTGGAATATAACGAATCTGACTATGGTCGGTGATGTACTCACCTATGTCTTCATTGATTGTGCCATCTCTATCTAATCCGATGATGTGGTTAGGAAATACAGTAGGCCATTGTTTTTGCATCTCCTGCATTTGTTGCATCTTCATCATTTGCTCTTGCGACATTTGATTTTGTTGCTGGAAATGATTGTGCCAGCCACTAGAGTATGGCGATCCACCATAAGATGGAACTTGTCCTTGCGGTAGTGGGTTGTGCTATCGCAGTATCCGAATTAAACCGACCCATTCTGAGAGTCTCCTGGCGCAATACGGTAGTTGTCCTCTACGCTATCTGGCGTAGAAACTTCAATAATAATGGAATTATCTTCTAATGCGACAAGTCGATGTGGTAGATTTGGTGGGTTTCTCCAAGTGTCGCCTTTTGCAAGGATTTTCTTCATCGTTGATGCATCTTGTGTGTTGATGATCTCTAATTCAAATGACCCATTCAAGACGTACCAAGACTCATCTTTTTCGGTGTGAAAATGTAGGGAAAATTTACCGCCTGCCTTATCGAAACACAGCAGTTTGCCGCAGTATTTGTCGTTAGTTGCGAAGATAACTTCTCGACCCCATGCTTTATTCACGATACCTTCTAATCTTTGCATATTATATCTCACTATAGGTTACAAATAATAAACATTATACACTATTTAGTATGAAAAAGCAAGATGCGAAATACCAACTATGATAAATAGAGGTAAAGATTTTCATCAAGGGGCATAAATGAGCACTCACAAACCAGCATCAAGAGAAGAATTCAAAGAGCATTGTCTACGCAGACTAGGCAAACCCGTTCTAGAAATTAATGTTGATGATGACCAAGTTGAAGATCGGATTGAAGAAGCTTTATCATACTATCACGATTATCATTTTGATGGTACTGAAAAAGTTTTTTTAGCGCATCAAGTTACAGCAGAAGATAAATCAAACAAATACCTTTCAATTCCTGAATCTGTCATAGGCGTCATCAACATTTTTGATATTGGTGACTCTTATTCTACCAACAATCTGTTCAATATAAGATATCAAATCGCATTGAATGATCTTTTCGCATTCAATTACGGACCATTTGCACCTTATTACATGGCCCTCCAAAATGTAGCACTTGCTGAAGAACTTTTTGTCGGTCGGCAAAGTCTTCGGTACAATCGGCACGTCAATAAACTTTATATAGATATGGACTGGGAAGCTAAAGTTGCTACAGGTGAATATATCATTGTTGAAGCATATCAAAAACTAGATCCGGACACATACTCTGATGTATGGAATGATAGATGGCTTCAAAGATATTGCACAGCATTGATCAAAAGACAGTGGGGTGAAAATCTGAAAAAGTTTGAAGGGCTTCAAATGCCCGGCGGTCTGACTTTCAATGGTCAGAAGATATGGGACGAGGCGACTGACGAAATTACGAAGCTAGAGGAAGAAATGATTAGCTCATATAGTCTCCCGATATCAGATATGATTGGATAATAATGGCACGTAACCGTTATTTTAATCAATACTCTACAACTTCAGAACAAAATGTTTATGAAGATTTAATCATCGAATCAATTAAAATCTATGGTGTTCCGGCATATTATCTTCCACGAACGCATGTCAATTTAGATAAACTCTACGGTGAAGATGGATCTATGTATTTTGATGACGCTATAGAAATTGAAATGTACATTAAAACTTTTGACGGTTTTCAGGGCCAACTAGATTTCATATCTAAATTTGGTCTTCAAGTTGATGAACAAATTACATTTTCTTTAGTAAAGAAAAGATTTCAACAAGCAATGAAGTCATGCTTAATGACTGAATATAATTATAATTTAATTATGGAAGATGGTGATGAACTTTTATATCAGAATGAAATGTTGTCTGCAACAGATGGTAGAAAAATCGCAGATTACGATTACTCTGGTATATACAGACCACGAGAAGGCGATCTCATATGGTTGCCTTTAGTTCAGTCTATGTACGAAATCAAATTTTGTGAAGACAATGAATATTTTTTTCAATTAGGTAAAACTTATACATACGAATTGCGATGTGATAGATTTGACTATTCTTCAGAGATCATTGATACAGATGTTTCAGAAATTGATGATACTGAAAATTTATATAGTCTTGCTACAAATGCTCTTGATGAGCTACTTGATGAAATCGGTGACAAGATGCTCCTTGAAGATTCAAATACGATCATTCTTGAAGGTGATGTGTTTGAAAATAGAGCGAATACAGCAGACAATGATTTCATTACATCTAGTGTTCAAGATGAAGATGTGCTAGATTTTAGTGAAGCAAACCCTTTTGCTTTAACTCGGGAGTGGTAAAATGATGTTCGGCCATGATTTTTATCACGGAACGTTAAGACGATATATTATCATGTTTGGTAATATCTTTAATGAACTTCAAGTTGAGAGATATGACTCAAGCGGCAACGTTATACAAAAAGTAAATGTTCCAATTGAATATGGTCCTAAGCAAAAGTTCATCCGAAGAGTCACAGCAGATCCTCAAATAGGTAGGGAACAATTTAGCACACAGCTACCTAGATTGGGTTTTGAAATGACTTCAATTTCATATGCACCAGGAAGAAAATTAAACACAGGTCTTAAATTGAAAAAGAATCTCAATTCTTCTACTGAAGATTTTTCAAGTGTTTACACACCTGTTCCTTATGATATGAGTTTTTCTTTGAGTGCGCTTGTAAGAAACGCTGAAGATGGAACACAAATTGTTGAAAAAATTATACCGTTCTTTACACCAGATTTCACAGTTACAATGAAAGCACTGCCTGACATAGCATTAAATTTAGATGTTCCAATAGAACTATTGTCAGTTGCGTCAGATGATACATACGAAGGTGATTTTGATACACGAAGAGTTATTTCTTGGGATTTAGCATTTAATGTAAAAGGATATCTCTTTGGACCGATTACAAAGGCTAAGTATATCACAGATGCAGTAGTTCGTCTAAACGAAGAACAAAAACACTCTACATTTTCAACAATAATTTTAACTGGTAATACAGAATTTGGATTTAATACGACACTGACATGAAAAAGACAATTGACGAAAAGATAAGCGATGCCTTGGATATTCCTTATTACGAAAAGCCTTCTCAAGAATATCCTGTCGCGTCTGCTGTAGAAAATCAAGAGAATTCCATTGACGACGATTATCTCTACGCTAGAGAAAATCTTAAGCACTTTATTGAAAAAGGTAAAGAAGCTATGGATGAAATCATTTATGTAGCAAAGGAAATGGAATCTCCTAGAGCATACGAAGTAATCGGCCAGCTGATTAAAACATTGTCTGAGACAAATAAAGATTTGTTAGAACTTTCTAAAAAAGTGAAAGACCTCAAACAAAAAGATGAAGAAAAACAACCAACTCATGTGACGAACGCTTTATTTGTTGGCAGCACAGCAGAATTACAAAAGTTACTCAAAGGTAATGGCTAAAAAAATATACTTAGGAAATCCGCTACTCAAAGCTGCTGGAGTTTCTGTACCATTTACAAAAGAGAACATTCAAGAGTACATTAAATGTTCTGAAGATTATATTTATTTCATTGAAAAATATTGTAAAATTGTTACGCTCGATTATGGCTTGCAGCCGTTCAATCTCTATGATTGTCAGAAAGAAAAGTTGGACATTATACATAACAATCGCAAAGTTATACTCATGGAGCCACGGCAGCAAGGAAAGACAACAACTTCAGCAGCATATATACTTTGGTATACTTTATTTCAAGGCAGCAAAACTGTAGCAATCCTAGCAAACAAAGCGACAGCAGCAAGAGAAGTTTTATCACGTTATCAATTGATGTACGAAAATCTTCCTCAATGGCTTCAGCAAGGCGTCAAGACATGGAACAAAGGTGACATTGCTTTAGAAAACGGTTCAATTGTTTTCACAGCAGCGACAAGCAGACAAGGTATTCGTGGTAAGTCTGTCAATTTATTGTATGTTGACGAAACTGCAATCATACCAAATAATATAGCAGAAGAATTCTTCACCGCAGTTTCACCTACCATTTCTGCTGGTTCTACGACAAAGATTCTTCTCTCTTCAACACCTCTCGGCTACAATCATTTCTGGAAATTCTGGAATGACGCTGAAAATGATAGAAATGATTTCATACCATTGTTCATACCGTACTGGAAAATACCTGGCCGTGATGAAAAATGGGCCGAAGAGCAGCGAAGACAGCTTGGTGAACTTAAATTTAATCAAGAAATTCTTTGTGCATTCTTGGGATCAAGTCTGACACTGATTGCAGCAGATTCTATAGCGCAAATGTCAGCATCTAAGCCTATATACAGTAAAGATGGCTTAGACATTTACGAAAAAGTGGAGAAGAATGGTGCATACGCATTGATTGCAGATGTTGCAAAAGGTGTCGGAGGTGATTATTCTGCATTTACAGTCATAAGAATTGATGAAATGCCATATCGGCAAGTAGGAAAATTTAGAGACAATCAGATCAGTCCGCTGCTATATCCATCTATAATATACAAAGTTGCTAAAGAGTATAATGAAGCATGGACTCTTATTGAAATCAATACGTCAGAGCAAGTTGCAGAAATTCTACATAGTGAATATGAATATGAAAACATCATTTTCATAAATAGAACAAATCAAGGCCAAGTTGTTTCAGGTGGTTTTGGCGGTGGCAAAACACAGTTGGGTGTAAACACAGACAAAAAAATCAAAAGAATAGGTTGCATGAATTTCAAATCTTTGATTGAAGGTAAAAAATTGCTGATTCAAGATGCAGATACAATTGCTGAAATTTCAACTTTCATAGAAAAACGACATAGTTACGCTGCGGATGAAGGATATCATGATGATCTAGTCATGCCTTTAGTTCTTTTCTCTTGGCTAACAACAAATCCTTATTTTAAGGAGTTGACAAACACAAACATACGAAAAGAACTTTATGAACAAAGAATGAAAATGATTGAAGATGAAATTGCGCCGTTTGGAATTATTGATAATGGTCTCTCAGATAATAAAATTGTTGATGGTGCTGGTCAAGTTTGGGAAATAGATAAAGATTCTGAAAAACATATCAGTGATAATTTATTCATGAAGATGTAAAACGCGATTTTTATAAATAAATTGAAATAATCATATAGATGATTGATAAGAAAAACATTATATTCAAGGAGAAGATAAATGGCAATCAGTCTAATTTCACCAGGAATTAAAATCACAGAAACAGATTTTATTTCCAGTTCTCAGACACCATCAAGAACTGCCGGCGCTTTTGTTGGGCAATTTCGTTGGGGTCCTATTAATGAAGTCACTCAAATTGGCTCAGAATCAGATCTAGTAATAAACTTCGGTAAGCCAAACGCGACGAATGCAGTTGATTTTTATTCTGCTGCGAATTTCTTGAACTATTCTGGAAATTTATCTGTTGTTCGTGTCGCAAACACAGCTCTAAACGCTACAGCAGAACAAACAACAGGTTCAGGGAATACTGGCACAGGTCTTCTCATTTCAAATAGAACATCTTATGATAATACAGCGTCATTTGACGTTGGTCCTTGGGCCGCAAGATATGCAGGTGAACTAGGAAATTCATTGAAAGTTTCTGTCTGCCCATCTTCAAATGCATGGTCATCAAGTCTCACTGGAACATTTACAATTGCAGCTGGTTCCACAACAGTTGTGGGCGCTGGTTCAGCAGCAAATACACAACTCACAGTTGGTGATTATTTTGTCGCCGGCAATCGCGCAATTAAAGTTGCTTCAATTACAAACACTACACATTTTACACTTGCTTCTGGGCACTTAGAGGGTATAACATCGTCAGCAGGTACGCGCCGTTGGGAATACTTTAACGAATTTTCAGGCGCACCAGGAACGTCTGACGACGGAACTCTTAAGGGAGCATCTAATGATGAAATGCATATCATTGTTGTTGATGAAGACGGCGCTATTACAAACGGTATAGGAACTGTTCTAGAAAAATATGAAGGCGTTTCTAAGGGTAGCGACGCTAGATCACCTAACGGAGGATCTAATTACTATAAAAACGTCATCAACCAATTATCGTCGTATATTTACTGGACAGATCATGATGCAGCTGGCTCAAATTGGGGCAATACTTTAATAGGTACAACATATACAGCAGTCACATTACCGAAAAAATACAGTCTTGCTGGCGGTTCTGACGGCTATGGACTATCATCTGGTGATAGAACTACAGGTTATAAAACATATCTTTCAGTAAAAGAGACTGTGCCAGTTTCAGTAATCATTGCTGGCCAAGCGGTTGCTGCAACAATCAACTCTATCATCACTGATGTTTGCGAAACAAGAAAAGATTGTATTGTTTGTTTTTCACCACTTAGAGCGAATGTTGTCAATAACACAGGTAATGAAGTGACAGACATTTTAACTTTTGCAGACACAATTACTCGGTCAACTTATGCTTTTGCTGATAGTGGTTGGAAATATCAGTATGATCGTTACAACGACACATACATTTATGTTCCATTAAACGCTGACGTTGCAGGATGTATGGCTAGAAATGATACAAATCGTGATCCATGGATTTCTCCCGCTGGAATCTCATCAGGAAATATTTCAAATGTGCTAAAACTTTCATGGAATCCAAAACAAGCTGATCGTGATACTTTATATAAAATAGGAATAAATCCAGTTTTCACACAAACTGGCCGCGGAACAGTTTTATTTGGTGACAAGACATTTGTTTTGAAGAACCAATCCACAAATCGTATCAACGTTCGTAGATTGTTCATTGAGTTGCAAAAAACAATTGGTGCTGTCGCTGAAACATTTTTATTTGAACAAAATGATGTCACAACAAGAACTGCATTTGTAAATCTAGTTATACCATATCTAAGAAGTGTTCAAGCTAGAAGAGGTGTTTCTAATTTTAGAGTTGTATGCGACACGACAAATAATCCAGAAAGTGTGGTAAATAACAATGAATTTATATGTGATATTTTCATTCAGCCCATTGGTTCCGTTAATTTTATTCAATTGAATTTTGTCTCCGTTAGAGGTTCTGCTAACTTCACTGAAGTTGCAGCTTAATTAAGCACGAACATCAAAATAAAAGGAGATTAAAATGGCAGTTAATTTTAATATTAGTGCATTTAAAGAGGCTATAGGTGCTGGCTCTAGGCCGAATCTCTTTAGAGTTTCTGTCACACCGCCAAGTGGTTATCCATTATCAAATTTTAATTACTTGTGTAGGTCTGCGTCGCTTCCTGCAGACACAATGGGTCTCATTGAAATTCCAATGGCTGCTGGTAGAAGATTGAAGCTTGCTGGAGATAGAACTTTTCCTGATTTTACAACAACAGTATTGAATGATGATGGATTTAAAATTAGATCTAATATTGAGAAGTGGCAAAACGACATGGTTAAAACTAATTTTGGTTTATCGTCAATTGGTAAAAGAACAGTTTCCAGTAAAGATGCGAATGGAGCAGCTATAGTACCTTTAACTACAGGAACTCTTGAAATATTTCAGTTGAGTGAGACTGGAAATGATGTCACCGGTGGAAAAGTAAAATTATTTAATTGTTGGCCAAGTGATATTTCAGCAATTGATCTTTCATATGACACTACAGACACAGTGGAAGAGTTTACAATTACGTGGACCTACGACTATCATATAAATAGTTAATTAGTGTAATCACTGTAATCGGTGTAATAGGAGAGAGAAAATGGGAACAACATCACAATTAGGAACGATAGCTGAGCTAAAAAACGCACTATCAGTCGGAGCTAGACCAAATTTATTTAAAGTTGCAATTGATTGGCCCACAGCATTAGCAACTAATGCAAATTTTGCTGCAAATATTAAAAAGGCAAAATCATCAATTGGAAAAACTGGAACTGCTGAACTAAAACAAAATATTCTATGCAAATCAGCAGCTTTACCCGGTATGAATATTGGAATTATTGAGGTTCCAACTCGCGGTGGAAGGCGCGTCAAGATTCCTGGCGATAGAACTTTTACGGATTGGACTGTTACTTTTCTAAGCGACGAAGCGCATTCTTTAAGATTCGCTTTCAAAGTTTGGCAAGAATATATGAAAACATCAGATTATGAACAAAATTATATAAGATCGAATGATAATACAGCATACGATTATGCATCAGATTTGTTCGTCTATCAATTAAATTCTGCTGGTGGTGTAACAAGAAGTTATAAATTATATGAGTGTTTTCCAACAGAAGTCGGTTCAATTGATTTTTCTTTTGATTCAACAGACGCTCTATCAGAATTTACAGTAACTTTCCAATATCATTACATGAATGCTCTTCAGGGCGAAACTGAATTTGAGGATGATGCTGATATGGATGCGGCGGAGGGCGAGTAACATAAATAGTTGCGTAATAGTTATCAACAAAGGGAGCTATTACGCTCCCTTTTTCAATTTATGTAAAAGAGAAAAAAATGGCAATAAAACTATTTGGTTTTAAAATTGGTAAAGATGAGCCAGAACAATCACAACCGCAATCATTTGTTCCTAAAGCAGAAGATGATGGCGCAGTTGCTATTTCAGCGGGTGGTGTTTACGGAACTTATGTTGATTTAGAAGGTCAAATTCGGTCTGACTCTGAACTCATCAATAAGTATCGTGAAATGGCTATGCAGCCTGAATGCGATTTGGCGATTGACGATATTGTCAATGAAGCGATTGTTTACGAAGAACATAGATATCCAGTTTCAATTGTTCTAGATAATTTGAAGCAACCTGAATCAGTTAAAAAGAAAATTCGTGATGAATACGATCACGTTATGAAACTTTTAGATTTCAATAATCAAGGCTACGACATCTTCAGACGATGGTATGTTGACGGAAGACTTTATTATCACATGATTATTGATGAAAAGAATCCGAAAGCTGGCCTTCGTGAAATTCGTTACATTGATCCACGAAAGATTCGCAAAGTTCGTGAAGCAGTCAAGAAAAAAGATCCGACAGGTGTTGCACAGATTTATACTAAACCAAATGAATATTATATTTTTTCAGACAAGGGTTTTGCAAAAGATGGTGCACAGGGTTTAAAGATTGCAGCAGACTCAGTGTGTTATGTTCATTCTGGTGTTTTTGATAAAGGTGGTAAAGTTGTCATCTCACATCTTCACAAAGCAATCAAACCACTCAATCAACTGCGTATGCTTGAAGATGCTACAGTCATCTATAGAATCTCAAGAGCACCTGAACGTAGAATTTTTTACATTGATGTAGGTAATTTACCAAAAATAAAAGCTGAACAATATCTTCGTGAAATTATGCAGAAATACAAAAACAAATTAGTGTATGATGCACAAACAGGTGAGATTCGTGACGATAGAAGATTTCAAACAATGCTTGAAGATTTCTGGTTGCCACGAAGAGAGGGTGGCAAAGGAACTGAAATCACTACACTTCCTGCGGGCCAGAACTTAGGTGAAATTGAAGACGTTCTATACTTTCAAAAGAAACTCTACAAATCTTTGAACGTACCAATTTCAAGATTAGAAGCAGATAATGGATTCTCTCTAGGTCGTGCAAGTGAAATTAGTAGAGATGAATTAAAATTTTCAAAGTTTGTAACAAGACTTCGCTTGAGATTTACACATTTATTTGATAAAATATTAGAAACACAATTGTTATTGAAAGGTGTATGTACACGAAATGAGTGGCTTCAACTTAAAGAAGAAATCAATTATGATTTCATTTCCGATTCTCATTTTGTTGAACTAAAGCAAGCTGAAATTATGAAAGAAAGAATGGCACTTTTGGGTGAAATTGATCCGTATGTCGGTAAATATTTTTCAATCAACTATATCCGCACACATATTCTTCATCAAACTGAAGATGACATAAAACAAATGAATAAAGAAATGGAAGAAGATAAAGCGAATATGGAAGATGAGCCTGTAGAAGCACCTCCACCACCGCCGGTAGCACCTCCGCCACAAGAAGTTGTCGTGAGTGTGAAGAAAGAAGAAATTGAACCACGAATTGTTGATGATACTGATCAAAAAGAGTTAGCTAAATCTATGACAAGATTTTTTGAAACCCTAACGGAAGATACGAAGAATGAGCGAGGAGAAAAGTAAATCCTCTTTAATTAATAATGCGTTATCCGTTGCAACTTCTATAGCGTACACAAAAAGAGAAGTTAGCAAATTAAATGAGAGAATAAACTCTCTCGAAGAAAACGGTAAACAAATTGTAGAAATCACTGGACCAAAAGGGCCTGAGGGTCCTCGTGGTTTACCCGGAATTGTCGGTGAAAAGGGTGAGCGAGGAGAGAAGGGCGACACTGGTGAAAAAGGCGACATTGGTCCTCAAGGCGAAAAGGGTGACATCGGTGAGCGAGGAGAGAAGGGCGACACTGGTGAACGTGGGCTTCAAGGAGAAATTGGTCCAAAAGGCGAGAAAGGTGATCGTGGAGAAAGGGGTGATCCTGGACCACAAGGTCCTCGCGGCGAAAAAGGCGATCAAGGTTTTCCTGGCAGAGATGGAAAAGACGGTAAAGATGGCGCAAAGGGCAAAGACGGAAAGAAAGGTGACAAAGGTGATTCTGGACCTCAGGGTTTACATGGTCTTCAAGGCGAGAAAGGTGAAAAGGGAGACAAAGGTGATCCTGGGCAAGACGCAGACGTAAAGCCTATAGAAGATAAATTCAAAAAATTCACTGACAAAATTGAAAAAGAATTTGGTGAGTATAGAAATCGTGTTAATGTTTCAATTTCTAAAGCATTAGCAACAGACGCATGGAAAGCAACTGGTGGTGGTGAAGTCAATCTTCGCTGGTTAGATGATGTAGATCGGAGTAGTATTCAAGATGGATATGTATTATCATACGACGAATCTACTCGAAAATTCACATTTGTAGAACAAACTGGCGGTGGCGGTGGCGGTGGACCAGCATTTAGAAATATTCGTATAAATGATAATCAACTTATTACTGCAAATAGTACAAATGGAACTTTTAGAGTAATTTCTGGTGATAATGTTGTTTTCACATCAGATCCTATAGCAGACTCTTTAAGAATTGATGTTGACTTGACAGGATATGCAGTCAACACATCAACACAAATTATATGGAATACTGCAAATACAGCTAATGTCACTGCACAAAATGCATACAATCAAGCCAATACAACAAATTCTTTAGCGCAAGCAGCATATGACACAGCTAACACTAAATCAACTTTTTCTGGGTCTTATGACGATTTAACTAATAAACCGAATTTAACTGCATACGCAACAACAACATCCTTGAATGTTGTATATAATCAAGCAAACTCAGCAAATTCTTTAGCACAAGCTGCATATGATGCTGCTAATACCAAATCAACTTTTTCTGGATCTTATGACGATTTAACTAATAAACCGAATTTAACTGCATACGCAACAACAACATCCTTGAATGTTGTATATAATCAAGCAAACTCGGCATTTAATACAGCGAATTCTGCTGCGACTTTAGCGCAAGCATCATATGACTACGCTAACACATTAATTATACCAAGTCTAAGTGGCTATGCTACAAACGCTACATTAGAAATTGTATGGTCAACCGCAAACGCAGCATACGCACAAGCTAACGCAGGTGGTGGATCAGCAAATTTGGTAGGTTATGCAGTTAATACAACGGTTGATATTGTATGGTCAACTGCAAATGCATCATATAATCAAGCAAACTCAGCAAATTCTTTAGCACAAGCTGCATATGATGCTGCTAATACCAAATCAACTTTTTCTGGGTCTTATGATGATCTAACAAATAAACCAGATTTAAGTGTTTACTTGACATCAGCAAATCTTTCGGGTTATGCAACCGAAAGTTATGTTAATACATCGATATCAAATCTAGTAAATTCTGCGCCAGCCGTTTTAGATACTTTAAGTGAATTGGCGAATGCATTAGGTAACAACGAGAATTTTTCTGTAACAGTTACCAATTCAATTGGTGCAGCACAGAGTACGGCCAATAACGCTTGGGATAAAGCTAATAGCGCATTTAATGAAGCTAATACTTCAACATCTATTGCTAACGCAGCATACGATCAAGCAAACACCGCCACAGCATTAGCACATGCTGCATATGATGCAGCAAACAATGTTGTATTATATGATCAAGATTTAAATACGTCAAACTCTGTATCATTTGCTGAACTTACTGTCACAGGAAATACGAATACTCAAAATGTAATACCGTCTATAAGCAATCTATATAATTTAGGATCTCCGAGTTATAGATATAAAGATTTGTATTTGAGTGGATCGTCAATATATCTCGGCGATACAGTTATAACTTCAGTTTCTTATAATTCACTAAGTAATACGGCATATTTCGCATCAAGTCAAGCTAACAGTTCATTTGACAAAGCAAATTCAGCTTATACATTAGCACAAAATGCATATAACGCAGCAAACACAGGTGGCGGTGGCGGTGGAAATGGCATAATTAAAACATATAATATATTGAATGAATTCTCAGCACCTCTTATCGGAACACAAATTTTTGTTCCAATAACAACAACGTTTATTAAAAAGGTGCAAATTACAAATGGTGAAACCGCAGGAGTTGATATTATGTTAGGTCTTTATAGAAACAACGACCTTTTAACTTTCTTGACTTTACCCTCAGGATATACTACAACTACAGTGACAGGATTAAATTTGGAAATTAGAAACAATGATTACATTACAGTCAATGTCGTTGCTGGAGCAGGAAAAAATTTAATGATGGCGATGTTTGATGTATAAAATTATAAATAACAAAACTCAACAATTTATTGAATTGATTATTATAAATATAGCATGAATTTTGAAAATCTTATCAAATACTAGGAGAATATTTACATGGCAACACTTAACGAACTTGGTAGAAATAGTGCATCTATTACATACGGTGGCACTGCGACGGGTTCTGATCTATGGCCTACTTTAGCTCTTGTAGACCAGTGGTTGACGAACGATACACTTCAAGGAACTGCTACTGCAAGTAGCACTACCGTAACTGGAACTGGCACTGTGTTTGTTACACAAGTTCGGGCTGGCGATGTTATTATGATTGCGGGTCAAATGAGAACCGTCGCTTCAGTAACTAGCGATACCGTCTTTACTGTAACTTCCGCTTTCAGTCCAGCAGTATCCGTTGCAAGTGCTATTAAAGTTATTAATACAACTCTAACAGGAAATACAACTACGACAACTGTTAGAGGCAATACATTTGGTACAGTTTCAGTAACAAATGGATCCACTACAATTACTGGTTCTAATACATATTTTTTAACAGAGGCTACAAACTCTGTAACGCCTGTATCTGTAAGCGGTACAGTTGCGGTTGCGGCTAACGGTTTAATTACTGGTACAAGCACTTCTTTTGTAACATCTCAAGGTGGTGCGAATGGATTATATCCAGGAGATTCTATTACGGTAGTTTCAACAGGAACAACATATTACTTTGAAGTTGCTACGGTTACAAGCGATACTGAAGCAACAGTCATAACAGGACCAGCATCTGCAATTTCTGCTGGTGCTACACTAACTAAAGCGCAAAATGGTGTTTCTGGTAGAGTTATTAATATTAATGGTCGTATTCGTACAGTCGCAGCAATATCGACAAACGGCACGATGACTGTAAATCTACCAATGGACTTTACAGATTCTAATTTAAGATATAGAGCATATCCACGAGGGACAATTGCTAATGCTGTGGGTGGCACTTTAATTCAGTCAACAGGATGTTCATCTTCAGGCACGACATTAACAGTAGCAGCAACACTTACAGGCGTCATCGTTGTTGGTGCAGGATTAAACTTGACATCTGGTACAGGAACACTTGTCACAGGCACGACAATTGCGAATCAGCTTTATGGTGCAACTGGCGCCGCTGCTGCAACAACAACAGCGACGGGTTCAAGTGGAGGAAACACAATCACTGTAGGATCTGCAACAGGCATTCTAGTTGGTCAATTAATTTCAGGTAACGGCGCTGTAGTTTCTGGTATTGATCCTAGTACATATGTTACTGCTATCTCAGGTACAACAATCACTCTAAGTAAAAATTTGACAGGCAACTTATCAGGTACAACTGTTTATTTTTATCTGCCTGGCGGTTTAGGCGGTTACACACTAAGTTCGGCTGCAACTGTGAATCTTTCAGCCGCAACAGTTCAATTCAGTAGTGTTATAGGAACTGGTGCAAATTTTGCTTGGGACTTACAAACAGGCGATCAAGTTTGGATCGGAGATGAATTAAGGACATTCAATTTTGCTACTGATGGTACGGCGATTGCATCCGCTACAACAGGAAATCCCATTGTTTATGGTTATACTACAGATTATACAGGATATGCAGGCAGCGCAATTAATGTTGTGCGGCAACTTTATCAGGGCCAATCTTTTCGTAGAGATGAATCCTACATCAACGGTTCAGGAACATCATTTACAACTGAGTTGCGTGTCGGTGATGAATTGATTATTGATGGCACTGAAGTTAATGTTACTCAAATTTTGAGCAACACGCAAATGAGAGTTCGTCAAGATTTTACTCACACACTTTCAACTTCGACTATCTACAAGAAAAAGAAAATACATGGATTTGTTCTAGAAGGTACGAGAGAAGGCGGTACAACCGCCGGTAATAAATTATCGCAAGCGAATACGATTCTTGCTACAACAAATACTGTTTATCCAATCGGCACAAATACTATCGTTGTAGCATCTGCACCAACAGTAGGACAATATAACTTTATTAAAATTCATGGTGCAGGCGGAACTCCCACAGTATTAACAGGAACAATTAATACTGTATCAGCTTCTACAACAGTTACAGGAACAAGTACATTATTCACTACGCAGCTTCATGTGGGCGCTGAAATTTCAATTGCAGGCCAATACTTTGTCGTTACAGCAATTGCATCAGATACTTCAATGACTGTGAGTGCAAACTGTACAGTTACAGGACCAGTTCCATTTTATAGAACTATTCCACTTTACACTTACATTGCATCTATTGCTAGCACGACTATTACTTTGGGCCACACACTACGTCATCCAATTTATGCGACAGCAGCAAATCCATGTATCATCTATACGCCAAATACAGGCGCAGATTTCATTGAGTATGTTTATTCGGCACCAAACAAATCAGCAGAAGCATCAACATTACTCTTCAATACAAGTTTAGATAGAAAATATTTTGGTTTCCGTTTTTATCCATTGATGCAAAATGCTGCGACATATGTCTCTGGCACTCAAATCATTAACGGCTATACACCAAATGCAACATCTACAATTTCAACTGCATTGAGTGGATGGAACACACCAGTGTATGAGCGTTGGGTTGCAGCATATGGGCAAACTGGTGGTGTAGGTATTAATCTCGCAGATTGTTCTGGCGGTACAGTGATGATCGGCACACAAACCACAACAACATTCACATTGAATAACTTGATCGCAGGAACAATTACAATTCCAACATCATCGACGCAATATGCGCCATTTACTTTAGGAATCACAGCAAACAGTCCTACTGCACTAGCGAGTGGCACATTCAATGCAGCATCATCAACTTATACCGCACCAAGCAACACTATAGGAGCAAGTAGCGTTGTACTAGGTGCTATCAGCGGCGTTTTTGATACACAAGTTGGAACACAAACCACTGGCGGATTCATATATCTTTTCGCTACACCAAGATACTTTGTAATTCAAGGAAAGAGTTTTGCGAACGTACCTAATAATCTAATTGGTTGCGTTGAATTTGAAAGAGCGCAGCCTGAAGATTCTGGCACAGGACTAGGAACAACACTTGGTGTAACTTATAGTACGTTTAGTTTGACAACTGGTGTTGGTGGTTCACAAACAGTTCAGGGTATGGGAGCTTCAGCAGTATTAGGCACACCCGCAATTAGTCCATGGCCTTGTTTTGGTTATATCAATGGTCAAAGATTGCCCGTCGGTGGATCACAATATCCTTCATTGCCAAATCCAGGAAATGCACCAGTTCATGGAAATGTCATTTCTATACCTAGAGTTAGAAATTCAGCAGGCGACCTAGTGGGCGTCAATTCACATATCTATAGTGCTATGACAATTACGACAGGTCGTTGGGGTCATACTGTAGAGTTAGGCGGTACTGGCGCATATCTCTCACCTGGTACAATTGCATCAAATGGCATACCAGCGCAAACAGGTGTTCTAGCAGATACAATTCCTCAGATACATATGGGTCAAATTGTTCCTGTGTTTACTAACGTTTATAACAGTAAACGATTTATGTTTAGCCCCGTTGTTGTTTTAGGGCCAGCTTATGATCCTGATGTTCGTGGTAGACTTTACGGATTCAAAGTTATACCTAGTGGTTTAGGTACTCTCATGGACACTGTAAGCATTACTACAGATAGTAATTTCTTTTATGACGCTACACAATCTGCAAACGATCATTGGGTTTTAGGCGCACAAGTGGGAACATTCAGATTCACACTCAGAGCATCAACATCTCAAATTCAACAATCATGGAGAAGTTTGGAAGATACATCAACACAGGCTGCAAACTTAGCTGCTGCTACATACAACAACAGCTTTAGATACGCATTGCCTGCCTAAATGTTAATTTGAATAAAAATGGCTGTCATTAGCATGATGGCCATTTTTTATAGGTATATCCAGTGGCAATATTAAGCGATTCTTTTAGTAGTTTTGAACTCACTACGCAAGGGAAGATGTCTGCTCATAATACGTTGCGGAGTGTTCCTGATTCTAGATCAATTTCAAAAATATCATCTCAGAGCGCATTGAGAAGTGTTTCTGATTCTAGATCAATTTCAAAAATATCATTTCGGAGCGAATTGAGAAGTGTTTCTGATTCTAGATCAATTTCAAAAATATCATCTCAGAGCGCATTGAGAAGTGTTCCTGATTCTAGATCAATTTCAAAAATATCATCTCAGAGCGCATTGAGAAGTGTTCCTGATTCTAGATCAATTTCAAAAATATCAAGAGAGGGTAGAAACACTCTAAAAGATGTAACTGACAATAGGGCTGTACCCTATCGTTTATCAAGATTCAATCCTACCAGCAATCCTTCCGATTTTACACTCCAAGTTACTGGTCAAAGTGTAGATTCAAACACAAATCAATATCCAATTGATGCTTTATATACAGAATTAAGTCCAAATGAAGGATACTTATGGAATAAACTTTCTCAGACGATTCCATCAACAATAACTTTATATTTTGCAAAACAACCATCAATTAGATTTTATCCTGGTGAATCAATAAGAATTAGAAACGTTAATAATTCATATTCTGAAATAGTAACAGTTACGAATTCAACTTTCAATTCTGTCACATACACTAGTTCAAATCTTATTCCAGAAACTTCAGGAACATTTATAGATTCTGGCTCTACTCTATACGGGCGGTTATATTTTAATGCCAATAATGCGTCTGATAGTTTTCAAAAATATTTTTATTCCTTAATGATACCGGGATTGTATTTAAAAAAATATGTTAATAATATTGCTGATAACATTCCTGAAAGTATTAAAGTTGGAAAAATTAAAAATATAACACAATATAAAGGCATAAATGAGGTGCATAGTGTTGCACAGATTAAACCTTTGAAGGTTTCAGCCATATTTGAATTAAAAGATAATAGAAAAGTATATAATTTTAAAATACCTTTTGCAGCAGCATCATTATTACATGATACAACAGTAACACTTTTATCTAAAAAATTATTAAAAATAAGAGATGTGCCCTTATATCTCATAACAGAAAAAGTATCAAATATAAAATTTTATAACAATCAAATTTTAGATTATGAAAAAAATAGTAGAGGAATATTAGCTTTCACATATAAGTCTGTAGATTTTTCTTTTGCAAATACCGTAACTACACTGACCAAATCTATATCGACACTTAAATCTACATCAGAAACACCTCAATCAAATTTTTTACAGAGAAAACTTTTTACGTTAAATTCTATCAGAGATAAAATTGAAAACATTAATTTTATCAATAAAGGACTTAAAGTCATTCAAGTTTCAGATAGACGGTCTGTAAATAAAATTATTTTACCTTTAAAAGCAGTTCTAAGCACATACGGAACACCATATCGTGTAGATGCTTTGTATCTAAAGAGTCAAGTATCAACAAATGTAGCACCAATCAATGCAAGAGAAAATTTGTACTATGCCACACTTGCTCCAGGTTTAAGGAACAAAGCAACTTATATTCATTCATCAAATTATGCATCATATAATACAAATATAAGTTCAAATAGAATTGAAAATTTCTATGATCAAAGTCTAGTATCCACAAATGTAGCACCTGTTAGCCCTAGAGAAGTGTTATATTATGTAAACTTGGCTAGAGGTCTAAGGAACAAAGCAACTTATATTCATTCATCATCATATGATTTTCAAAATGCCAATTTCAATTCAAATATAATTGAGAATTTCTATAATCAAAGTCTAGTATCCACAAATGTAGCACCTGTTAGCCCTAGAGAAGTGTTATATTATGTAAATCTAGCTAGAGGTTTAAGGAACAAAGCAACTTATATTCATTCATCATCATATGATTTTCAAAATGCCAATTTCAATTCAAATATAATTGAGAATTTTTATTCTCAAAGTTTAGTTTCAACAAACGTAGCACCGACTAATGCAAGAGAAAATTTATATTATGCTAGTTTAGCTCCAGGAATAAGATCAAGCCTTTTATATCCCGCTTCAATAGATTATGCACATGTTGATTTCAATGTGAATGTGGGAAGAGTGGCAAATTATACTCAAGTTAGAAGTATATCACTAAACACTTCTCTTATAGTACCGTCTTATTATGCTACAACAGATAATTTAAATAATTATAATTTTTCTATTTTAATTACTGGTCAAAGTTTAGATTCAAGTATAAGTAGATACTCTCTGGATTCATTATATTTTGAATCGAGTACAAACGAAAATTACATATGGAATAAATTATCACCGACATCAAGTGGAACAAAAACACTATATTTTGCAAACCAAACGGCCACAAGATTTAAAATTGGTGATACAATTAGAGTTTATAATAGAAATTCTGGTTACTCTGAGTTAATTAATTTAACAGGAGTGACTTCAAATTCTGTATCTTATACAAGTAATAACTTAATACCAGAAATTTCAGGAACATATATTGATCCTGGATCAGAATTCTACAATATTACGTTAGGCGGTTTAGCAACGGCGCCAAATGCAATAAAAAATTTGTATACAGCATTTTCCACACCAGGAAAAAGGTCAACTAAATCATTTGGCTATGGATTGAATTCAGCAGCAAGCCCGTCTGAAATTTTTAAAAGTTATCATTTACTGAATAGAATAGCAGTTCTTAAATCTATTCCTCATTCTTCTAATCTGTATCATTTATCTAGATTCTCTCCAGATGGTAGATATGATGTGAGACTTGAAATTACAGGCCAAAGTTTAGATAGTTCAATAAAAACTGAAAATGTTGAAACGCTTTATATTGAAAATAGTTCAGATGAAGGTTACATTTGGACAGGAACTGTAGCATCAAATTCATCTATAAAAACTCTTTATTTTAGCAATCAAAACTCCTTAAAGTTTAGTGTGGGTGAAGTTATAAGAATCAGAAATATTAATTCCGGCTATACAACTGATGTGATAGTCACTAACTGCACTTTCAATTCAGTGTCTTATACAAGTTCAAATTTATTACCAGAAATTTCAAGAACTTTTGTTGAATCTGGATCTTCTTTAATTCCACAATCAACTGTTAGAACAAATTTGGCGCCCACGAATCCAAGAGAAAGATTGTACTATGCTACAATGACGCCAGGATACAAAGCAAAATATATTTTGAATGCCGGTTATTCAAGTTTGATATATAACTATAATGTCGCAAGTATATTAGGGAAAAGAACAAATCCTAATGTTTATTTTTCAGTGGGAAGCGTGTTTTACGGTAAAATAGATAAATTTATAGTCGGAGATTTTAAAAAAGGTTCAAATAAAATGCAAGATATGGCTGCAACTAAAAAGGCGCCTATTCAATTTTGGAGTTAAATTATATAAATAGATAATAACGTTTTATGAAAGGATTTTTTATGTATGAAGAGTTAAACAAAATATTTCCAAATCAATGGTGGTTCTATGAAGTTGTCGGATTAAATATCAACGAGGCTATGGATCGGTGTGCTAGGATGACGGGTGATCAGGCCCATGTAATTAACTTCCAAAACAAAATTATTTTTGCATCCGTCAATGAAATAGGAAATGATAACAGTTGGCTTAATTTGATAGGCGGTCCATCACCAGAAGAAATCTCAGAATAAGAGTAAAATTATGTCAAAACGTATCATAAATGAATCTTATACTTTTACTCCTAGCACAAGGACAGTAATTATAAGAAATAAAGGAATTAAAAGAGAAAAACTTATTCTCATCATTAATGCTAGAACTAATACGGTAATTTATAATTTTACTGATCCTTCATTAGGAGCATCAACGTACACCATTTCATCAACTCCTGAAGCTGAATCTACGACGATTGTTCTCACTTATGATACGCAAACTGCTGGAATGAGTTCAACTGATCCCTTAAGTATCATTGTCGATGAAGTAAATAATATTATGTTTCCTGCTGATCCGTACAGAGATCCAGTTGAAAAGATGAGAATAAGCACACCGCAATCACTCATTGATACCGACTTTGAATACGGCAATCAATCAACAAAATGGGAAACCATAGCACTTACAAATAATAGACCATCAGCATTTTATGATCCGACGCAGGGTATCAGCGGAAATAGTACAACATTGTCACTTCCGAATTCTGTGCCAGGAACGTACCAAATCACAAACATTGTAGGAAATGGTACAAGATTAGTTACTGTTTCTATCAATAACACGACTGGTATAACGACAAGCACACCCGTTTACATTCAAGATGCTACAGATCAGACTGCTAATGGTTGGTATCTTCCTTATACCGTTACAACCAATACAAGTTTTACATATTATGCAAGAGCAAACGTAACAAACGCTTCAATTTTTGACACGACAAAAACTTATGTTTTTGTGGGTGCTTTTTATACGGGCGCACCAATACCAGCAGCAACTAATGCTATTACTTATGTGGGTGATACTGTTACAGTTACAACAACAGAAGCTCACGGTTTGACTCCAGGTCAAGCAATTTATATTATAGGGACGACAGCAACGACAAATCCACCTAACGGAGCATGGTATGTCCAAAGAGTTCCTGCATCAAATCAATTTATCTTTACTGTAACTGGAGGATTACCTGGTTCAATTACAGGAACAATTACCTCAGTTTTAAATGCAAGTGTTTATGCTAGAACTTGGGGTTCAAGTATCCATAGAGCGTTTGATGGTGGTGTTGCATTTACAGCGGGTTATCCATATCATGGAAATCAAATGATTCGCCAAACACGAAGATATTTTAGATATCAGTCAGGTAAAGGTATTCAGTTTTCTACAGGTTCAAACATATGTGCGCCATGGCAAGTAGAAAGTATAACTGCTTCTGGAACTACCGTTACTGTTACAACAAAATATATTCATAATGTAGGAATTGGAGCAGTAGTTAAAATTTCAGGTGCAACGCAAACAGAATACAACGGAAATTTCACAGTAACATCAATTCCTAGCGATACAACTTTAACTTATACCGCTTTATCAGCGCCTTCAGTAAGCCCTGCAACAACAACAACCGGTCTAGTGGCACAACCGTATCAATGGTACGGTGCTAAAGTCAAAACTGGTATGTTTGATAGTCAAAATGGTCTATTTTTTGAATATGACGGCCAACAATTGTATGCAGTAAGACGTTCAAGCATATTTCAGCTTCCTGGATATGTATCCACGATTGCACAAGGCAGTCAAACAGTTACTGGAATAGGAACGACTTGGTCGCAATATTTAAGTCCTGGCGAATATATCGTTCTAAGAGGTATGTCGTATAAAGTATTAAGTATTGAAAGCAATACTTCTATGACAATTTATCCTGACTATAAAGGAACATCGTTAACTGGCGCAAACAGAGCGATGGTAACGAAAACCGTTGATACAAGAATTCCACAAAGTCAATGGAACATGGACCGAATGGATGGTACAGGACCATCAGGAAACGTCTTAGATATTACTAAAATGCAAATGTGGTTTATTGACTACTCTTGGTACGGTGCTGGTGTAGCACGTTTTGGCGTAAGAGACCAAAAAGGTGATATTACTTATTGTCATCGATTTGTACACGGCAATAATCAAGTAGAAGCATACATGCGTTCAGGCAACTTACCTGCTCGATATGAAGTAGATACAATGCATCCTTACACAAAAACAACTGCGACAGTTAATACAGGAGATACGTCAATTGGTGTTACAACAACTGATGGTTTTCCGTCATCTGGCGCCCTAATATTAAAAGCGCCAGGCACATCTGGTGCTATGGAAGTAGTAACATATTCAGGCAAAACTTCAGCATCATTTACGGGTGTAACAAGAGCAGTAACAAATTTAACTGGTCCAGGTAGTCAGACAGGCATGGGCGGCGCATCAACAGCACAAACATTTACATATTCGGCAACAGCACCAATTTCTGTAGAATTTTGGGGGCCGCAGTGTGCAGATACCATTAGTCACTGGGGATCATCTGTTATAATGGACGGTAGATTTGATGATGATAAATCATTTCTATTTAATTACGGAACATTAGCATCATACTCTGCAACCACATCAGGAACAAGATATGCAGTTTTCAGTATTCGATTATCGCCTTCAGTCGATAGTGGTTTAACTGGTACAATAGGTCAAAGAGAAGTTATTAATCGTATGCAGTTACAGCCGCATAGTATGGGTGTTATCGCCACAAGTTTTCCTGTTCGTGTAGAATTATTATTAAATGCACGAATTAGCGGAGGTACTTTTGTTCCTGTTGGCGGTTCAAGTTTATCACAGCGATGCGATCATACGAACGCCCATACAGTTTCTGGTGGCGAAAGTATTTTAACATTTTTTGCTCCAGCGGGCAGTTTTAACTCATTTGATTTAACTAAAGTTCGTGACATTGGCAATTCTATACTTGGAGGTGGCAATTCATTTAACTATCCAACCGCGGATACAAACAAATATCCAGACGGCCCAGATACATTAACAATTACCGTTACTCCAATTGGTGGCACTGCGACAGTTCTTGCTCGTATGAACTGGACTGAGGCTCAAGCGTAATACAATTATAAATATAGGTAAAAAACATAATGGATCATATAAAAAATGCTATAGAATTCGCAGCACAATCAAAAGCAATTGATTTTAAAGATTCTATTTACAGTGCGCTTGCTGATAAAATACAAGATGCATTGTTATTAAAAAAAATGGAAATAGGATCAAAAATACTTTCAGAACCAGAAGAATCTGAAATTGAAGATTCAGAATCATCAAATCAAATAGACACCGAGGAAAATGTCGATGAAAACCTTTAAATCTTATATTTCAGAGATTGAACAAGTTGATGAAGAACCGGGTTCACAAAGTCATCAAGCAAAAACAACTCTGAAGCATATCAAACCAGGCACAATTAGACAGAATCGTGGCGACAAAGCTGACGCTGCAAAAATAAAACCTGGCACCAGCGACTATGCGTCAAGACATGCTATGTTAACTAGAGCAAAGAAAGAAGGCCGTTTGAAAGAAGATCAGCAAGTTGATGAAGCAGATTTCACTAAACAACAAACAAAAATGGCTCACACCATTGGTAAAGAATTTGAGAAAAAAGGTGTTGGTGACAAATATAAAGGTGGTCCATATGCAGTTGCATCAGCGATGGTGCGTGATAAACCTGAAGCAGCAGCAAAGGCATACAAGACAATTAAAGGCAAAATGAAAGAACAATCTGAAGTTGAGGCGCTTTTCAATCTTTATAACGAGTTAACTGAAGAAAATCAAGAAATCTTCATGTTGCAATTGGAAGAGAATCCAGAAGCACTGATTGATTTCATTAATTCATTGGAAGACACAAATGGCTGATACAGTAACATCACAAAAATTAAAGGATCATGCAACAGCGTGGGCGTATAAATTTACGAATATTTCTGATGGAACTGGCGAAACAAATGTTGTAAAAGTGAGTGCAAATACATTGGTTGCTTCAGACGGAGATGGTTCATCACAACGATTGACAATTAATAAAATATTCTGGAATGTAAGTTCTGGTACAACTCCGACATATACTCCAAGAGTTAATTTGCTTTGGAGAGGATCAACAAATACG